CAGTCGATGCGTAAATGTTAGAGGTGGTGTCATCACCAACTTGGAATGCGAGTCTGTCATCATTGTTTTTTATGGTCTTCATGTCCGCCGCCATGAAGTCGGGGAGCTTACCGTGGGAAGTCTTGATTATATTCTCCAACTTCTTGGAGGCATCGGCTTGGTTACGGTCCACGATCCCCGCCTCATATCCGGCGTTCTCAACTGCTTGATCATACGCCAGCACATCAATACCTGTGGACATCCCACGCCGTCGCGCTTTCGGGATGATTATCTTCTTGTGCCCTTCAGTAAGGACAGCTTCGAACACCTCGGTCTGCTCTGGGTAGGGCCGGAACTGTATCACCGCACCAGTGTCCTCGGACTTGATGTGGTAGAGGTTGTTCAACCGCCAGAATGGGTCTTGCAAAAGCCGGAGCAGCTCCTTCGCTTCCGCCTCTTTCCGTGCTCGCTTGATGGGTGTTCCAGCCATACTTAGAACTTTGAAACGTTGTCGTCAATACCACGCTCGGGTGGCGGTTCTGTAGTGTGCCCATTGAGGCATTGACCGTTGTCAATCAACGACCCACACCGTGGGCATGGTGGGGTTTTCGGTGGGGTGCGACCACCAGCTGGGATGCTGGGATACTCCTCCCACTGTGTGCTAGCGGTTGGGTGCCAACACTTGGTCCACATGGTCCCATCATCGCATAGTGCGACGAGGTGTCCAGGCGTTGTAGTGATCTGAATTACTTTTCGGTTCATTGGTTATGAAATTTCACTTTTTCATTTTTTGTGGATCGTGTCAAGGAAGTTGCTGGGTGTTGTAGGTAGGGACAAAAGCGCGTTTTTGGGGTCGAAAGCTGGTGAGTATTCTGTTTGGTTTGTTGGGGTTTAGTTTGGTTTTATATTGTGGGTCTGTTTGGTTTGTTGGGGGTCTGTTTGGTTTGTTGGGGTGATGGTGGTCCATATATAATACACCAAGAAGTCCTGGCCTATATGGGCCATACACCCCGGCATATCACCACAAACTGAAATCGCTGGTGAGAATCTCAATATCACACCACTAGAAACAGTCGTCGTCAGTCACTACTAGCCTAGGTAATGGCGCAACGTCCACAACTGGCCCCCTCTTCTCCAGTTGTCGTAGCTGAGCAAGGGGAGATAGCTTGATCTCGCCACTGTGCTTATGGTCAATCTTGAGGTTGTCACCGTACACCTTAGGTAATAGCTTGCACGCTATCCATTTGCTCGTATCGACAATTAATCTGCGTCTCTGGACTTCAGCATTAGCTAGTTTGGGGTTTTCATGTAGCGGCATTGATGCTTGATGAATAATGTCTTCTGCCAGGTCGTTAGCGTATGCCTGTTTCGCCTCTTTATAGGCTTGTTTGATTTCCGGAAACTCTTCCCCCATAATCCAGCGTGTTAATGTGATGGCTGAAATGCCGAGTTTTGGCGCAATGTCCCGCCGTTTTTCGCCGTTTGTTGCCATAGTGAGCAAGATTTCTATCATTGCAGGAGTTGGAATAATTTTGTGGCTCATTACGTGAAACCTATAGGATTACATGCGCAAGAGCAAGGACCAGTGGTGGACTAAAGCAATTTTTCTTTTTCGCCCCTCTCTTACTCCCATAAGCGCAAAAAGAGGCTTAGAAGAAATAATGTAAAAAAGAGCGTGACATGATCAGAACCAAAGTTTAGAACTCCCCACGTTATGGAAAACGAAACGAAATCAGAAAGAGCCATTAGACTCCTTATCGACATTACTGTCATGTCATTTATTGTCCTGGTGTTAGTCCCTATCCTAATCTCTTGCCTCTTCCAGTAATGAAAAACGAAATTGACGAAGTAATTAAGAGCATTAAATCATCCTTGACCCTAAACATTGACGCAGTAAAGCGGGAAGTCCTAGAATACTGTGAACCTGATGAAAATGGTGAAACATGGGGGCAATTAACGATTGCATACAATGAAGAACATTGGTGCCTCCAGGCTGGCAACAATAGTTTTCACGGTGCATGTTACAATCTGAGAAACTCCCGCCCTTGGATTGTCCTCGAGATGGACGAAAACACCCACATTGACACCCTCATGTCAGAAATCGACAATCAAGCACAATGAAAACCACTATCCTGATAATCCTCTTTATGGCCGTTGTTGGCAATATCGAGCGAATTGAACACCAACAAGACCAGCAAAACAGCCGCTAGTCCCCTTCCTCAAGCCCGTTGCTTACCATGGCAACGGGCTTTTTCGTGCCCTCTAATCACTTAGGGCAGAAGAGTTTTACACGAATCGTACTGCCCTCGCTAAAAATCCTTTATTCCTTATACTCTCTCTATATATCTAATAATTTAGGGCATTACATCTTATAGAATTGCTATGTAGTAGAGAAAAAAGAGAATAAAGAAATCTCTATATATATAGGGAGCAGAATGGAAGAGCAATGCCCGAAATTCCCGATAGCCTCGCAATCCCCCCAGCATGGCTGATCCTAGAGCGAGAGCAGTGGAATTTGTGTAACTCCTTTCTGCCCTCCCCTCCCTGCAATACTATTAAAGCTTGCCACACCCAACTAACTGGCTCACATTGGCCGTGCATGAGTAAAATAAACTTGAAACAGATTGGCCGCAGACGTTGCCTAAACATTGAATACAGTGGGGAAACCCTCAACACACGCGAATGGAGCCAGCGTCTCGGAATCCCCATTGCCACGCTTAACGCAAGGATCAGAGCTAAAAACTCCATCGTTGACATATTCCGCCCCCTTCACTCCCCATCACTCCGAGAAGAGGAACAAATGGAAGCAACGGCCCTAAGAGTCAAAGAGAAACGCCAAGCAAAGAACAGAGCGGCACAAGCGGAACGCCAAGAATCCGCAGAATCCAAATATCGCACCCAGCAACACACAGAGATTTACAACATTCTCAGAAAACAAGAATCGGAACTGGCTAAACTCACTCCCCAAATCACAGAAAATGATTGCTTCTAAGCCGCTTCCAGCACTTTCTCCCCCTATTTGTAAAAAAGAAGTGGACAAACCCTCCCCAAGAAACTAAAACCTATTTGTCGGCAGGAATCAACCTGCCGCAACTGACTAAGAAACTATGAAAACAGAAACAAACCGCCAGACCGTCACAATCGAGAAAACGCATCCAGATTTCCAAGCGTTGAAATGGTTGTCAAAAGCAATCAGCAAAGACGCAACCCGCCACGTTCTAAATTTCCTTAATTGTGAAATTGATCAATTCGGGACAATCCTCCTGGTCGCCACAGACGGAAGACGACTCCACAAGCTAGAGACAGACATTAATATGAATTACTCTAACGGCAGCTATGCTATATCCGTAACGGGGAAAAACGTCCTCCTAGTCCCTAAAGAAGACACTGGAACTTTCCCTAATTGGCGCGTAGTCATTCCAGATTTCAAAGCAATTCCTAGCGATGAGATGGCAACGGCATCTCTTGTGGTAGACAAGCAAAAATTAGTCAGCTACGTAACGGCCAAACTAAACGAAGCAAATTCGCATGGTGGTGCCATCTTGTTCAACGATACTTTCCTATCCGATGCACTAGGTTCGAAAACCTTGTTTGGCACAGCAGGGAAACAATCATGGGAAGCATCAACCTCCCATATGCACCCACTGAAATTAACGTCTGGCAACCTGGAGGCCGTCATCATGCCGATACGTTCAGACCGTTAATAGGTAATAAACCAAATCGCTCGCTTGTTGAATCAAGCGAGCCTTTGGGGTGAAGGTTATGAAAACAAAACTAAGGACAAACTCGAAGCAAGTCACTCTTGCCATACGCAACCACATTCAAGAATGCGTCACGGACGACGAAGGGGGAACATTCCCCACATACCAGCAAGCCATCAATCACCTACGGGAAGAGTTCGAGAGAGTGTCAAACTACTCAAACAACCTCCTACGATTCCCAAACAATCAAGATCGATTTCATGATTACCTAATGGGGATCCCCTTCGACTTCGAATTTATGGACTACAGCATTTCGGAATTCCTTAACGACCTGGGAATCAATCCAGAAGGCACGGAATTCCCCTCTGACAAATCAGCCAAGCTCTATACCTACTTAATCTTTAAACAACTCTAGGACCATGAAGAAAATAACTAGCATAATCAAACGTCACTCATACGGAGCCTTCACGGTGGAGGACGAAGACGGGAATCATTTCTTCGTCCAACTCGCTCACAAACTAGAAGCAATCTGGCAAGCACGGAAATCAAACTAACATGAAAAACGAAACAACTCCGGAGATATTCATCTCCCACACTAGCCAACACGGTTACGCCTTGGTTTTCCAAGGTCAACCACTTTGCAATTACATCCCCGACATTGCCACGTTTAAAACCTTCCTCTCCCAATGGCTGGCACTAAACAAGCAAGAAACCCCGCCATTGTGGGATGGGGATAAAGGGGAATTTAGCCCTTGGACAGACTAACGGCAACACACTCCCAACGAATCACCTGGCACCCTCACAAGGTGCCGGGTTTCCGGGTGCTTATGAATTACAATGACGAAACGCTACTTGAAATGGTCGAACTCTACGCTGAGGAAGTCGGGCACGTGTCCACAGAATCGGAACTGTCAGAACGGTTTGACGACATGCTAGGCGACGACACAAAGCGCAAACTAGCTAACGATCCAATAATGCTCAGCGAAGAATTCTCTTACTTCGCCGATGCACTCTGCAAGGATGGGGAAATCCATCCTGAGCAATATGTAAACTACTGTTACGTCGGAGAACTGGTACAATAAGACCATGAAAACAAAACTACAGACAACGCTCGCAACCATCGCGCCATCAATCTCAATCGAGACAACGTGGGAGCACGACGACGAAATGCGAGATATCCGCGAAGACTGCGACGGGCACGACGACGAAAACCCCGATGACTGGCAAGCGTGGCAGTCGGCGGTAACCGCTACTATAATTCAGGGAGGTGATGCCATCTCTGCTAGCAACTACATGGGCGGAACGTGGGAGAAGGCAGGGGATAATCCCGCCGGAAGCAACCCAACAATCTCCGGTTATGAGCGGGACATGACACACACGGCCCTAAGTGCCCTGCAAAAACTGGCACCATGCGCGGAGATCCTCGCGGCACTCATACACCTCGAAGCGTAGTCGCACAAAGTGAGAGACAAACAACCTTGAGCACTAAAGGTGCACGACGAATCACCTCCCCCTGTCACGACGGGCGGGAGGCTTTGGGGTGATTATGAAAATCAACTCAAGAAACTACTACGGCGTTTCATACTGTAACGGCGTTGCAGTCTGCGCACGGACGGGCAAGCGGTATCTAGCACACTTCCATTCATTCCCAACCTCGAAGGAGCGCAATGAATGGTGCTCTCACGGCGGTGAATTCCGGTCTAGCACCGACTGGCGGGAATCCGTCAAGTCATCCGATGCTGAATTGCGGTATTGCCAAGCTGAACAATTCAACGTTGACCCATACAGGGACACCATCATTTCACATCCCTAAAACCAATGAAAGACACAATAGCACAAGCCAAAGAATCCCACTACGCAGTCAGAGACGCAGTCCGGAACCCCGCCACGGTCTACCACAGTAAGAAGGCCATGCGTAAACGTCGAACGGACCGACAAATCAACAAAGTCATCGTGTTCATGGGTGCCATATACCTGGTGCTCATTGCCCTAGGTATCGCATACCACTACCTCAACAGGATTTAAGTTGACCGCCACGACAGACTAGCTAGTCTGTTCCAGCGATGTAAGTCATCGCTTGTCTTAGTCAGACTGCCTACCACTCCGCAAGGGGTGGTAGGTTTCTAGGTGCAAGGAATGCACTCCCGCATTTTTCGCACCTGACTAAGCCAATGGAACCACTAGACTATTTCCCTGCCCACCTGCGTGAGGCAGCTTCCAAACTCCCCGTGGGGGAGCAATACACTGTTCTCACGCTCCCCGACCCTGGGGAAGGCCACAATGCCGGACTTATCTCCGTTGCGGCCACCTGTTACAAGCTAGGAGTGTCAATGGAGGACGCTCTAGCCCATCTGAGAGTACTTTACGACTCTGACCGTAAAGATTACCAAACCGCACCAAACCGCGCCATACGGCGAGTATGGGCTAACGAAGGGGATATCCCCAGTGACGGCGAGGACAAAGGCGAGAACCTCACACCACAAGCGGAACTCCTTCTAAGGTTTAAGCGGACCTCTGCGGCAGCTGTCATTGGCACCTCCCCAGCCTCCACCGGCACACACCCCAAGGACATTGTTCACCGGCTATTCGAGCCAACTGACGTTCTCTGCATTCAGAAGACAGGCCGAGAGGGTGGCACACTGGTAAGGTGCTCCGACCTCCCCGACGACATTTCACCTTACAAGTTCTTGAACCCCTCGACATTCAAGAAGGTTGAAGGGCTAGACGTTGAACAACCTGGTGGGGAGATCAAGCATATGACCCGTTGCAATGAGAACGTCAAGAAACGTCCATTTATGGTCTTGGAGTATGACGGGACGAAGGGCATGTCAGACGGTGAACTCCGCGCTGCCGTCGAACGGTTCACCACCTTCGCATTCTGCCTAGCCAAGTTCGCCCCGCTCGTCCTGGCGGTTGATACCGGCAACAAATCAATCCACTTTTGGTATGACACAAGCAAAACAAAACCTGACATTGTCGCGAAGTTCTTCGCCCAAGCAAGGATGCACGGCGCAGACAAGCAACTTGCAGTTAAGTCTCAAATTGCTCGCATGCCTAACGTCTCAAGCAGTGGCGAAGGGCGTGACGCTCAGACAGTCCTCTTCTTCGACCCAGAACGGAAGCTGTGCCCCAAAGATGGACTATGGGACATCCTTGGGTTTGAGAAATATATCCAAGATGCCAAGCAACTCGAGTATTACTATTCCGGCAAGGGCACGTATTACATGCAAGGATCAACTGAACGTTGGATTACCCTCAACCGGTTCAGCCTCTCCAAACAGCTAGCCGTCCAAGGATACCGAGACGTAAAGGTTGATACTGAGATGGTCTCACCGGTCGATGGTCTTATTGCCGGCTTCGAGAGTGACCGAGCAATCGAGGCCGCGCTGACCGGTGCCAGTGGTAAGCACGCTGGATACTACGAGGACAACGGCTTCAACTATCTGGTCCTCAAGTCACCGATGCTTCTCAAGCCGAGGCAGGGGAGCTGGGTGACAATCGAGCGGTTTTTTCAGCATATGTTCCAATCAGACCCTCTCCAGTTCTTGATATTCAACGGGCTTTTAAGTTCAAGTATCAAGGACTTCCGCAATGGCGGGAAGAGAGAATCGCGCATTTCTCCATGCCAGGCGCTCCACATCGCCGGTGACAACGACTCAGGGAAATCATTCATCAACAAATTCATCCTACCAGCCCTCTTTGGTGGGCGCTGGGCCAATGCTGAGTCATATTTCAAGCTCAACGGCGGTGAGCACAACTCAGAAATGTTTATGTCCGAGCTTTTGATCCTTGACGATACCTCAGTCCTTGAGACCTCGCACCGTGCCAGGAAGATTATGACGGAGAAAATCAAGGAGATCACCGTGGGAAGTGGCCAAGGATACCGTGGCATGTTCCAGGACCGCATCACCTCACGCCCTTGGTGGAGGCTCTTCCGCATGCTCAACTCCACACCCGACGACCTCGCCACCCTCCCACTGACGGAGAAAGGGGCCGATGACAAGTGGATCTTGCTCCATGCCACCACGATGGACGGTGGCAGTGTCGATAAGACCAAGCCCAACTGGTTCGAGCCGTGGAAAGACCAGATCGTCAGCGAGCTACCAGCATACCTCCACTACCTCCTGCGGGAGATGACCATCTCCGATGATGCTAAAGATCCCACCGGTCGCTATGCCGTGAGGTCTTACAAGAACCCACTGCTGATGGACTCACTCCAAGAGGACTCACTGGAGACATACCTCCTCCACCGGATTGACAACGAGGCCCATGCCACCCTCTTCAGTGACCCATTCGAGGGTGACAGCAAGAACGACTGGCGCGGATGTTCCGGCAAGCTCTACGACATACTCTGCGAAGTTGGCAGTATCGCAAGCCAACGCCGGTTCTCCAAGACCTGCCCATCACCACGGGTGCTCTCCTCCCAGCTCAAGCTACTGGAGATGGCACACCCCACCCGCTTCAAGTATTCCAACTGTTCGACCGTGACACCACGGAAGCTCGACGGGAGCTACTACTGGCTGGTCACACCCAAGACAGCTGAAACCACTGAGGAGGACTGCTTCTAAAATTAATTCAACTTTCCTCTTGCCCGAACCAGCCAGTATGGTAAACCTCTCCTGTCGTCTGACAAAACAATATGAAAATCAATATCCACATCGAAGCAGATTCCCCAGCGGAAGCCGTTGACATCCTCTCCGCCCTCTCAGGGGGAACACCAGCTAAGCCAGTTGCTGTGAAAAAGCCAGCTACTAAGAAGGCCAAGAAAGTTGAGCCAGAACCAACTCCCGAGCCGGAGCCTGTTGTTGAAGCACCTGTCGAAGTGATGCAGACTGAAGAGTCCGTCACAACCGTCGCAAAAGCCCTTGTCGCTGCCAGTTCATCCGCCACCCTCCGTGCCGTCCTCGACGTTGTCATCGGTGCCGGTGTCAAGATCTCCGGTGCCCCCAAGGACAAATACAACGAACTCTTTGATGCCATTTCAGCCAAGACCGCCGAGATTGAGAGTGTCTAACACATCCTCACCAAGCACGCCTGACCCCATGACACGGGTCGGGCATTTTGGGTGATTATGAATGAAGAACAATGCAAGGACCGGATCGAAGAGATCAACGTCCTTATGCGCCCAATAATTGAAGAGCTGCACAGGCTCCGAGATGTTAAGCGCCCAATCACGGTGGAACTTCGGAAGCGGTCACGGCAACGTGAGGAAGATACCAAGCTGGGACACCGTCTCCAAAAAGAAGCGGACGCTGTCGAGATCATCCGACTAGTGGTCGGGGGGATGACAATCATCGCTGCCAAAGAGTCACTTGGCATTCACAAGCGGACTGCCATGCACCTACGGACTGTCTGGCTCAAGAAAGAATATGGGACTGAGTCCATCCACTCTTTCGGCCACCCAGCATGGGAGGCTCGCCACTACATGAGAGACCACGGCATTGAGGCCGCGCTCCAACACTTCAAACCAACTCTCCAATACCTTTAAATTATGACTACTACAATACCTGACGAACATTACGACTGGGGAGCTTCCGGCGCAAAGACATGGAGAGGATGCCCTGGATCAATGAACTTTGTCCGTGAGCAACGGGCACTAGGGCATATCCCAGCGGACACTGACTCCGAGTGGGCACAGGAGGGCACAACCGCCCACCAGTATGCTGAGGACCACCTCACCGGCAAGATCGCGGCTGATGACATCCCCGCCAACTTCTGGGAGCACCTTGAGGGCTACGTTGACTTTGCCCATTTCCTCGCTGACACTGTCGGTGGTGGCGAGTGCATCGTCATGAATGAGCAGAAAGTCCCATATTGGTATGAGCCAGCCCAAGTAGGCACGCTCGACTATGGTGTCGTTGCTGAGGATGCCTCAGAAATTGCAATCCTTGACCTCAAGTATGGGGTTGGTGTCTACGTCACCGCTGAGGAGAACCCGCAAGGTGCCATCTATGCCATCTCCCGCATCAAGGAGCTTGAGGGTGAAGGCTATGTCTTCAAGGACGATGCCAAGGTCTCGATCTACATCTACCAACCGCGCCACCGCAACTTCGCCGGTGAGCCAGAGTGCTGGTCACTCACCTACCGTGACCTCATGGACTACGCCATCGACATCGAGGCAGACTATCAAGCTTCCTTGATTGCTGACCCCACCGACCGCAAGCCCTCTGAGGATGCATGCCGGTTCTGTGATGCCAGAGTCATCTGCCCCACCAGGACCGGTGAGATGTTCGACACGGTGCCAGTCGAGACCAACCTGCTTGTGCCAGCCAATCACATCACACCATCCCTCCCAGCACTCGCTGAGCTGAACGATGCGGCACGGGTGGCGATCTTCACACACCACAAGAAGATCGCAGCTTGGATGTCCGACGTTGTGAAAGACTCCCTCAAGACCATTGAGAACGGTGGCACCATCGTTGGACTCAAGACGGTGGACGGCAAAGAAGGCAACCGTGGCTGGGGTGACAAGGAGAAAGAGGTGGAGAACCTGCTCAGGAAGAAGATCCCTGCTGCCAAGCGATACAAACTCCGCCGTGTCCTGTCACCCGCCCAAGCTGAGAAGGTGCTCAAGACGGAGGACAAAGCCCTCAAAGACCAGTCCCCCAAGTTCCAGTACCGTTGGAACACCTTAGTCCACCGCAACCCAGGTAGCCCCACACTCACACTGGAGAACGACCCCAAACCAGCCAGAGTCACCATGTCTGCCACCGAGCAGTTCGATGTGGTGATCTCTGAAGACGACTGCTTCTAAGACCATGAAAATCACCAACCGTGGGTTTATCGACAGTGGCTATGGCACTGCTGGATACAGAGCATTCAGAAAAGGTAAGACATGGGAGGAAGCACTAAAACAGTGGGAGCAAGCCAAACACAACTCATTATGGGTCAAGGCTGCACTTAGGGCATTCCACACGGCGGGAGGGTTTGTCCCAGACCATCTTCTCTAGCACACACCGTCATCAAACTAGCCTGACCTCCTCACACGGGGTCGGGCATTTGGGGTGCCCACTACGGGCAATCAACCAGAGAACCAGAATAATATGACCACATTACCAATCCGTTTAAACGGAGTTAGAGCATCGTTCCTCGACATTCGCAGCCCATACACACCACCGAGTGGGGATGCTAAATTCAAAGGGAACTTCATCGGGCTACCGGACTCAACCGTCACGGCTAACCCCAAGACAGACAAGGAGAAGACATACCCATTCAGTGAGTTCCAGAAGCTCCTTGATGCTCTTTGCAACGAGGAGTGGGGCAACCCAAACCCACCGAAGCTTGAGAACTATGCCTACGCTAAAGCGGATGGCACAAACAGCGCCCGTAAGCCCGTCACTGATGTGGATGGGAACTACTACGATGGATACGATGCAGACACCTGTTACATCGTTGCTTCAATGAAGGCTGAGAAGTCCCCTGAAGGCCCAATGATCGTGGACCAACTCAAGCAGCCCATGCCAGCTGAGACCGGTCACCCCATCGCTGGGGACATCGTCAACGCCAACATCAACCTCTTCTCATATGTCTACAACAATCAGAAGGGTGTGTCAGCGTCGTTGGTGGCAATCCAGTATGTCAAAGCCGGTGAACCATTCGGTGCTAAGCCAGCCGATGCTTCAAGCTTCGATGAAGTTGAAGTCGAAGATGAGGCCAAAGAAGCGACCTGCTTCTAAACCATAACCAACCAGCACGCCTATCACTCCTCACGGGGTGATGGGCATTTGGGGTGATTATGGAAAAACTATACATCAGCAAGAAACCAGGTGAATCACCTGCTACCCGTCGCCGTCGTATCGCCAGTTGTATCACCGACCTCCTGGAGAGTGATAAGCTCATCCGTGAGGAGGTGGCAATGCAACTGGCAGTGGCCGGTGACATACTAGACTGGAGAACCCGCACCAACTCAACCAAGAACGCTGGCTTGACTGCACCTGACCAAGCACTTGAAGAATGTTAAGATCATGAGTAAAACAAGATCAGTTCCCCAGCTTTATGGGAAACCCCAAGGGGCTTCAGATCGCAGACCAAAAGCCCAAGGGCCAAGGGGCGGGTCACCATTTTGTGGGAAGCACAGCAAAGGTGGAACCAAGAAGAAAAAGAAAAGATGAGCACAGACATCTACCATCTCGACTTCGAGACCTACTCAGAGGCGGACCTACTCAGTGTGGGGGCATTCAAGTATGCCGAGCACCCATCCACCGAGATCCTCATCATGGCAATCTCCAAGAACGATGAGGCACCGGTGGTGTGGGCAAAGTGGGAGAGTGATGAGCACATTGGCGGGTGTAGAGCTGGCTACTTGCTGCGAGAAGCTATTGACTCTGGTGCCCAGATCTACGCACACAATGCCCAGTTCGAGCATGCCATCTGCATCAACCTGCTCAAGAAGACCTTTGGCATTGACCCACCCACCATCGACCAATGGCGTTGCACCGCTGCAATGTGTCGTCTCGCTGCTATCCCATCATCCCTCGCCAAGTCGGGTGATTTCCTCAGCATCGACACGCCCAAGGACAAGGAGGGCATGAGACTCATCAAGAAGTTCTCATGCCCCCGCCTCCCAACAAAGCTGGACAAGCGGACACGGGTCATGCCAGCTGATGACCTTGAGGACTTCCAGCTGTTCATAGACTACTGCGCCCGTGATGTGATCGCTGAGCACCAGGTCTACCACAAGCTCATCAAGGACTTCCCGCTCCAAGACTGGTCACTCAGCTCATTCCGTGCGGACCTCCGCATGAACACACAGGGCATCCCCGTCAACCTCCCAGCACTGAGGCATGCCAACACCTTGATGATTGAGTTCCTCGCTTCGATGGTGCCACTCTTCCGCAGTCAGGTTGCCCAGACCGGCTTCATCACCCTCCCCATCACCAAGCAACGGAAGGCACCGAAAGATGTGGACACCACTGATGGCTTCAACCCCACCCAAGGTGAGATGTTCAAGATCTGGTTGAAGTGGGAGAACTACACCGGCACGGACCTCACCGCTGACACGGTGGAGGACTGGCTCACCAACCCTCGCCAACTCACCGAGCGTGGGCAGACTGCCCTTAAGACCTACAACCTCATCGCCAGTGCTGCCGTCAAGAAGATCCCCGCCATGCTCGACATGGCCTGTGATGATGGCTACGTGCGTGGCGCACTGGTGGTGTTCGGTGCTGAGCGCACACACCGCTGGACTGGCAAGGGGATACAACCACAGAACTTCGCACGCCCTAGGATCAAGTTCACTGAGCTTGCTTACAACATGATTTGCCGAGGGTGTTCCATCGCTGAGATCGAGAGTGTCTGCGGACCATTCTTCGATGTCCTCGTCTCCGTCATCCGTCACTTCATCCAACCCCATGAGGGCGACTGCCTTCAAGCTGACTACTCCTCCATCGAAGCGAGGGTGGCACCGTGGCTTGTCGGTGAGCAGAAGACCTTGGACCTGTTCGAAGCTGGGGAACCAATCTACGAGATCATGGCCCAGAAGATCTTTGGTGGCAAGGTGGAGGACATCACCACCGACCAACGGTTCATCGGCAAGCAAGCCGTCCTTGGTTGCACCTACCAGATGGGTCCACCCAAGTTCCGTGGGACATGTGAGAAGTATGGCTTTGTGCCACCGACTGAGATGGTAGAGGACTACAAAGGCATTGATCAAGGAATGGACTCAGAAGATTTTTGGCAGCGGTCAACCAAAAATGTCCCTTATGGTATGTGGCTTGACAAAACTTTTGACAACCTCGCCAAGCGTGCCGTCCATGCGTGGCGTGAAGCAAACCCCATGATCGTCTCAGCGTGGAAGGACATTGACACTGCTGCAAAGAGGTCAATCAACCTACCTGGCACCACCCATACTGTGGGCAAGCTCAAGTTCTGCTTCAAGGAAGTTGCAGGGTTCAACGCCCTCCTCATCATGCTCCCGTCCGGTCACAAGCTGGTCTACCCACATGCCAAGGTTGTCCCTTGTGCTGACTGGGGGAATGAGATCCAGTTCTGGGGTGTCATCCCCAACACTGGTGGCAAGTGGGGCTGGTGCTCCACATATGGTGGCAAGCTGTTTGAGAACTGCACTCAAGCAACTGCCGGTGACATCATGCGCTATGGTATGTCCTGCGCTGAGGACGCTGGCTACCCAGCATTCTTGCTGGTGCATGATGAGATCCTCACCCTGCACACCGACCCAGACCAGACCCATGAAAAGCTTTGTGACCTCCTCTGCACGTTGGCACCGTGGATGAAAGGCTTACCACTTGCTGCCGAAGGTGGCACACTCCCATTCTACAAGAAATAATATGACACCTAAACACCCTTTCACCGATGTCAAGACAGTCACCGGACCAGACAACGCATGGCTCCTCAAGAAAGGATTTGTGAATGACTGCGGGACTGTCGTAGGCTGGACCTCCCTCGCACCACATCTCTCCAGTCGTCGGTTGAGTGAACGTGATGCAAAGCTCCTTGTCCTACGTGAGTTGGAGGCATTCATCCCCCGCCGTGGGCTGATCACACGCCTTGTGAGTTACCTCTCTTACTCTGAGAAGGAGCAGACAATGGAGACCATCAACACCTTACTCAACAAATAGATGCCTGGAGAATCAGAACTAGAACGGAAGCTCAAAGACTTCGCTGAGGAATACGGATGCTACGTGCGGAAGTTCACCTCCCACCATGCCGGTGTCCCTGACCGTCTCATCTCGAAAGAGTTGACACTCCTCCTGGAGATCAAAGACTTCGGGAAGAAGCCCAGCATGCTCCAACAAGAAGAGATCTCCCTAGTGTGTGCCACCGGTGGCTTCGCCACCTGGGTGGACAACTATGACGACGGCATGGTGGCAATCAGCTGTGTCATCAAGAACCGCGCCGACTGGCTACGGAAGCAATGCAAGAAAAGGAACTTCTGGATGAAATGAAAATCATCACACGGAAAGAAGCTCTAGCGCAAGGGCTTAAGCGATACTTCACAGGCAAGCCGTGTAAGTGGGGGCATGTCGCGGAGAGGAATACCGATAGCGATTGTATAACTTGCCGTAAAGCTTACCAGAAAGCTTACGATCAGACGGAGAAAAGAAAAGCCGCTAAAAAAGCTTACACTCAGAGTGGGGCTGGCAAAGCCTACATGAAAGCTTACGCTCAGAGTGAGGCTGGCAAAGCTGTTAGGGAAGCTTACGCTCAGAGTGAGGAGCGTAAAGCTGCTAAAAAAACTTATAGGCAGAGTGAGAAGGGTAAAGCTACCATCAAAGCTTACGATCAGACGGAGAAGAGCAAAGCTGCCAGCAAAGCTTATAGGCAGAGTGAGAAGGGTAAAGCTACCAGTAAAGCTTACCAGCAGTCGGAGAAGCACAAAGCTCACATGAAAGTTTACCAGCACAGCGAGGAAGGGACTGCCACATCACTAAGAAGGCAACTCGGCTTCGATCCCCCAGCCGAATACGTCGAAGCCATCCACACCGGACGGCTCATCAAGCGGGAACTCATTAAACTTAAAGAACAAAATCTATGAATACAAATACAGACATCGACACCATCGACCTAGTGAAATCAAACTCAATCCGTGCATCAAAGGAGGGGTTTTCCATCCTCGACGCGCTCAAATCGGGCGAGCTTAGCTTGACGGAAGCATCGGAATACTCGAATGCACTAGGGAAAATCAACGCAGCTAACGGGAACATTCTCAAGGCCGATTTGATAATGCTCGCAATCGACAAGGCTGACGGGGACCGGGTCAAGAGGCTTGCGTGAAATTAACCAGATGATCTTCACTCCCTTCAAGCACCAGGAGCTAGGCATCACCCACCTCATCAACAACGATGAAGGTGGGTTGTTCGCTGGGATG